GAAGTCCAACCGGCTCGGACTGCAGCGTCGGTTGCAGCTTCCAACCGCGGCGCCAGTTGTTTGAGGTAGAACTCAGTTCCAGGATCATCCGGGTCGACCACGTTCCGAACTGCAGTTGCAAATGACTGGCAGAAGTTTCGGGCGACGTCGGATTTATAGTCGAACATTGATCCATTGTATTTTTTCATTGCTCCGACTCCTCTTCAGATTCAGCCATCATTTCCCGAGCCATTTGCTCGGATAAGTTGCAAAGGACTTCGGATATCGTGTCGACTGATTGACCGACTCGGCCGTAGTAAAATTCTGCAGCGTCGGTGCCGAACCAATCTGTTAGCACGTCGTACACTGAGTCTTTGTAGTCGCAGGAATCATCCACTTTCGCCTCGACGGCTCGGACGAAGTACAAAATAGAGTACTGATCAGGTTGGGTGGAAAGAACTGCATCGGGGGAATCGGCGCCGTGGTTCATCAGGTACAGAAGATCATCCATATAACCGCCGGCGGAATCATCATCACCGACTACTCCGGACACTGAGTCCAGAACTTCCCAACCGACTCCCGGTGCTGGATTCCATTGCTCGACTGCAAAAGTCCAAACTCCGTACAGTTCCACCTGGTCTTCGAATTGTTTTTCCTCTTCTTTAAGGCGCTCAATCAGGACTGCAGTGGAGTTCCACGGCTTGAAGGAATCCCCCTTCAAATCATCCATAGACCAGTGCATGTCTGGACTACGGACTATGCGCCGGGTTTTGTCTTTGTTCCACTGCAGGACTTCGTGGTAGGTGCTCATTGGCTCGGTTCCTTGAAAAAAGAGTGGAAGACTCCCGGCCGATCCGGGAGTCCTGTAGTGGTTCAGTCAAGTTCGTGCAGTGCTTCTTGAAAGTCCTGGTGCAGTTCTATCTGCACTATTTCTTCGTCGTCATTGACGGTTTCTTCGTGCAGGTCGATGATCCCTGCCGCCTGTAGTGCAGCCAGGTGTCCGCCAATTTGATTCCGATTCATCCCGGCGACGTGGACTTCGTCGGTCAATCCGAAGTCGTATCCGTTGGCCGATGCAGCCGTCACGACTGAGTCCATCACAGCTAATTGCTCACGGTTCAGTTGTGGGTAGAACTTGTAGACTGTGGCTGCGTATTCGTCTGCAGGCTGCAGTGCATCAATGAAGAAATGTCCACACTCACCAGTGGCGACGTTTTCCAGGACGCATTGTTCACCGTCGTCGGACTGAAACTTGTAGACGGTACCGTTGTCGGAGTCGGTCAAAGTAAAATATTTCATGGGCTCGGTTCCTTGAAAAAAGAGTGGAAGACTCCCGGCCGATCCGGGAGTCCTGAGGTGGATCAAAGGTTGTATTCGTCGCGGAAAGTCCAGTTCCAAAGATTTGCCAGGGCGCTGCAGCCCTTGTCTGAGGGTGTCTGGATTCCAGCGTTAAAGCAGGCGTCGGCGATACACATTGAAGTGGCACTGTTGTCGCCGAGGTAGACGGCGATCAGGTCGAAGTACTTGCGGGCTTTGGTGTTGGCTTGAGCGGTCAATGACATGGTGGTTCTCCCCGTGGTGATAATAGACTTATCGTACTACGATATTCAAGGCTGAGACCAATTTGTAATCGACTGCAATCACTAGTGGAATCGGCTGGCAATTACTTCCGAGCTCGAAAAACTTTAGACAACTGACTGATTTCTGGTCGGTTTTAGGTTGGGGGAATCCGGGAGTCCAGGCTTCCAGACTCAAGCGGACACTATTTGTCCGGATGAAGTGCCAGATTGGCGCAGTCCATCTCCTTATGAGTCCCGCTCGATACGCGTCGCCACCGCTGCAGCGCTGGACTTCCGCGGGAGTCCTGGACTATGGGGCTTGAGGGTTAAGGCGCTCAGCGCCCGGATCTATGGCTCTGCTGGAAGAATCTCAGCCTCAAGATATTCGCCCCGAAGTCCGACCAGAGGGTTCGAGTCGCCCCCGATCCCTACCTCAGCCCTGTCCACTTATGGCAATATCCGGACAAACCCAATACCCCCAAGGGGTTAACCCCTATTCCATCCACCCACCTACCAGGTTCGACCCCGATGCTGGCCAATATCCGTGCCATCATCCGTAAAGATTCCGTAATCTGTACGGCGTAAAGTAGCAGGCTGAATGATTGCAGCATGATAGCTAAGGTGCTGAGATGATTGAGGTATTGGAGGGGGTGCCGGGACCCAACCCACCCCACCCCAATTGAAACTGGAGGAGTCCCAGTAGCCCCAAATTTTTTGAAACTTTAAAACTTACCATAACCTTACCCCTACCCTCAGTAGCCCCAAATTTTTTCAGATTTCAATACTTACCATAACCTTACCTCCCCACCTCCAAAACCCCTCAACTTCCCATAACCAGATTCCACCCCGACACAATTTCCCAAGCTGCTTCGAGGTAAACTGGAGGGAATCCTCTTCCGATCAACCGTTAGAGCGACCATGCTGAAGGCTGCAGCGATGGAATGACCCGTCGCTGCAGTATTCCCGAAGATGAGAGAGGTAGACGATGCCGGTAAAAAACAAGGCGGCACGAAGGCGAGCCACGGCGAGCATCTTCAAAGCCTTTCGGGGACACACCCGGACGGACGAAGAGCAGGAAAAGGAAGAGAAGAAGAAAAAGAAGACCGCCAGGTCTACTGCAGGGGCTTTGACCCCCAGTATCAAGGCGCGAAGGGCCGGAAGGAAAGGTGGAACGTAATGGCAGTGATGAGGACTGGACAATTTCCCAAGGTGGTCAACTCTGCTAAGAAGAAAAAGAAACGTAAAAAGCGGAAACCGCAACAATCCAGTGGAGGACAGTGATGGCATCGAAGAAAAAGAAGGCATCAAAGAAAAAGAAGGGTGCCGCTGCAGGGGCTGCCATCGGTGGTGCTATGGGTGGGCCAGTAGGAAGCAAAGCCCTCAAGGCCTTCAAGGCGGCAAAGGACCTCCAACCAAAGTCCACAGTGACTGAGGCGGAGTTGAAGGCTGCCCTCAGGAAGAAAGCCGCCAAGAAAAAAGCCAAGAAGAAGCCTAAAGGTTCGAAATGAACCGCCGATCCAAGGTAGGAGTCCCGGGTTCCATCCCTGAGATCCGGTCTTGACCTCCAGAGCCCTCTTCGATACCGCCGTGTCGAGGAGGGCTTTGTCTTTTGGTATGGTGGAGGTATGGATGTGGCCCCCAAAAAGATAAAGCTCCCGCCCGCTGCAGGGTACAGCCGGATTGACTACCGTGACGTAGTTGACATATTCCTGAACCAGAACCTGAGACTGAGGATTTCTTCCGGCGGGTACGAAGGATCTGAGTTGGAATTGTTGAATCGTCTCGAACTTGAGCTATCTCGGCTCGTAGAAAGGTACTCGTGTCCAGTACGCACCAAAGATCGCCCCTGACTACTGGACTGGATCAGCGGGTACAGGAGACCGATCCAGCCGAAGGCGCCAGGAAGCAGGAATCCTGGTTGATCAATATGATCGACAAAGCCGACACCATGAAGCAGTACCAGGCCCTCATCGAAGGAATGAACGCGGGCACCGTTTCAGTACCTGGATTCCTCAAGGCATTGTCGAATAATGCTGTGATCGAGCTCGCCCACCTGCTTCACAATGGCAGTGAGAAAGTAAAGATGACTGCGATCCAGGATATTTTGGATCGGTCAGGGTACGGTAAGACTCACAAGGTGTCGGTTGGCGGCAAAATCGAAGTGGACCATGAGACTTCCAGGCTGGAGTTGATCAACATGATCATGACTTCTGCAGGGAAGCTGGGCCTTAGGGGGAAAGATGATGAAGTGGTTGGTCAGTCTCCTGTCATTGATGTTACTCCTGACAGCGTGTCAGACGGCGCCGACTCCAGTGGAGGTACGGTGGAAGTTCAAGGACAGACTCAAGACTCAAAGAAAGACGATTAGGATCGTCAAGCCTGGGGTGTACGACTACGGGAAGACGACTCATCTGTGGAAGGGTGGCGACAAGCCTGTCATGGTCATCCAGGCCACCGATGTCATTGTGAAGAACTACGGATTCAGGGGTGCATCGGAGGGAATTGTCATTCGCTCCCGCAGGAATGTCACCCTTTTGAACGTCGAAGGCAGTGCCGAAGACGATCCCCTCATCCTACCTGAGACTTTTAACGGCTTGAATCTGATCGACGTATCGGTTACGACCTCTCCATGACTTTCGTGGGTGACTTTGCAGAAAAGTGTGGGCTGTCCGAGGCTGAGGTGAAAGACCTGAGCCGGTATCACGGCGTCCCTTTCGACATCGCCCTTGGAGTTGTCGCTGTAGAGTCCTCTGGCAGGGCGAAAATCCTCCGGTTCGAGAAAAAGTACAAGTGGCTCTACGGCGTCAAGGTCTTCGCCCGCAAGTTTGGCTGGACCGAAGACACTGAGACTGCACTGCAGAGGTTCTCTTACGGACTGATGCAGATAATGCTGGCCACAGCCCGGGGCCACGGGTTCAAGAACCATCCGATGGATCTACTCGAACCACAAATCGGCTTCTCCTGGGGCTGCTACCATCTCTCCACGCTGTTCAATCGGTACCAAAACTGGAACGACGCTGTCTCGGCCTACAACTGGGGCCATGTGAAGCGTAAGCTCCTGAAGCCGAAGCAGTACAAGAACCAAAAATACGTCGATGAAGTTTTCCGATACGCACGGAGGTTCCGCTGTGGGCAGGTACAGACCCCGTGACAATGCCAAGACGATTTGCCTGAGGTGCGGAGTGCAGATTCGCTTCCTTGCCTACGACGGCGGCAAGCGTATTGGTCCTCACGACGTCGCTACGAATCACCCGCATCGCTGCAAGAACATTGTGGTGCGGGTGTACTCCAAAGAAGAGTGTGAAGAGTTTGAACGTAAAAGAAAGGCCGGGGAGATTTGACCGCCACCCCCGACATTGCATTGACCCGAGAGGATTTGGAGAAGCTGTCCGATGACGAGCTTCGAAAGATTGCTCGGAAGATGCAGGATCATGAGGAGGTGATCTCCTATGCCAAAGGAGACATCTACCTCGAAAACGCCCACCAAAAACAGATCGACTTTCACAAGGCACCGAATAGGGTTCGGATCTTTTTCGGGGGTAACCGCTCCGGGAAGACCACTGCCGGGGTGAATGAAATGCGCTGGCTTTTGGAAGGAAGCCACCCGCACCGTCCGTTCCGCACACCGATCAAAGCCTGCATCGTCTGCCAGGATTTCTCGACCCACGCCCGCGACATCATCCTACCGAAGATCAAAGAGTGGTTCCCGCCCGGGATGATCGTGCGGACGGAGCGGAATCAGGCCGGCATCGAAGCGAAGATGTACTGCAAGAACGGTTCGGTTCTGGACATCAAGTCGCATGATCAGGACATAAAGGTCTTCGAAGGTTCTGACTACGACGTCGTCTGGTTTGACGAGCCGCCGCCCGAGGCAATTTTCAAGGCTCTTTGGCGTGGCCTGACTGACCGACGCGGTATCGCGTTCTTCACCGGCACGCCGATCACCGAGCCTTGGATGTACGACCTCTACCAGAAGGCAGCGGCCGAGCAGAACAAAGGCATGTACTGGTCGACGTTCGCCGAGATCCACGAGAACGTCGTCAACCTCGGAGAAGGCGACGCAGCCGAAGGTGCCCGCAGGATTTCTGAGTTCCTGGAAGCTCTCGACCCGGACGAGCGGGAGGCAAGAGAGAAGGGCCGGTTCCTCCACATGCGGGGACTGATCTTCAAGCACTGGAATCGGAAAACCCACCTGGTCAATCCTTTCGACTGGCCGGCCCGTTGGCCGATTATGATCAGCCTCGACCCTCACCCGCGAAAACCGTGGGGTCTCTCGTTCGTCGGGCTGTCGTCGGGAGGCTACAAGTTCCTGCTCAGTTCGTATTTGGTCGAAGGAGTGGTCGAGGATGTGGCCGAAGAGATCCTCCGAGCCAAAGACGAGATCGAACTGGACGGTCCGGGACGCCCGAGGATCCTTTCGTGTTGGATCGACAACTACGCCAATGTGGAAAGCATGATCAAGCGGTCGACGACCATCACCGAGGAGCTCAATAGCCTCGTGTGCCCGGCCGTTCCCCGGTTCCGGGCGGCGCCGAAGAACGTCGCGGAGAAAATCGACATCTTCAAGACCTGGCTCAAGGTCAATGAGTCCAAATTCGGGCCAAAGCCGGGCTTTATGGCCTTCGACAACTCGGAAAACCGCAAGTTCATTTACGAAATCGAGCATTATGTCTGGGCCAGCCGCAAAGGCGCCGACCGAAACAAGCTCAGGGACGTTCCCGAGAAGGAAAATGATGATATTCTGGACTCTATCATGCAGTTGGCCCTTGTCCTCGATTCCAAAAAGGGCAAACATGACCCGGAAGCCCGACCCAGAGTCCATAGCTATGTCCGGAGGTGATCTCAGTTGGTAGCCGAGAGCCGAATCGCTGAAAAAGAAGGCGAGCAGGTCCGGGACGAGACCCTGCCTCTGAACAAAATTGATCTGGACTACCTGGAGACCCTCATCGAGGACCAGGTCGAAGGTTTTCGCAACTCCCATGAAGATTACTTCGGAGAGCGGCGCGATTGGCTCTTGGCTCTTCGTGATCTACGCTACAACTACAAGGAAGGCTACTTCGACCACGCCGCCGACCTTCACGTCCCTTACACCCTGATCATGTCCAAGGCGATGCACGCCCGGATCTTCCAGGTTTTCTCGCAGCAAGGGTTCTTCGACGTCGAAGCCCAGAACATCGGCTTCCAGGACCGCGAAGAACTGATCACCCGGTTTATGAACTGGGTCACGACGAAATGGATGAACCGCGGCGAAGGAAAGCAGGGGGTCATCGACCACTGGATCCAGGAAATCATCGACGAAGGCTCTGGAGTCCTGAAATTGATGTGGGATCGGTGGGAGCACACCTACCTGGACGTCGATTTGGACGTGGAGGAGGCTCCGACGCCAGAAATCTTCGCTTCCGAAGAGGGAGTGGAGTTCGGGGAGACCTCCGAGGTCAAAGCGAAGTTCAAAAACGTCAAAAAACACACTCAACATGGTGCCCCGGCCGCTGCAGTCGTCCTTCTGGACGATTTTTACATGCCTGCAGGCCGCTACACGGTGCAAAACGCCCCCTGGATCGCCCACCGGGTCAAACTCCGGGACGAAGACCTGAAACTTCGCACCAAGCAGAAGAAATTCGATAAGGATGTGGTCGAAGAGGCCATCGAGAGGCGTCGGTCACGCCATGAGATCGACCGGAACGACACCAAAGAGACCCGGCGCCCCATGCGGGAGCTCGAAGGGATCAACCGGGAGCTCGATTCGCTCCCCCATCACGAGGAACAGGGCTTTCATGACGTTTTCGAGTGGTACGGGCGGGCTTACGTCGATGAAGACGTGGACCGGGACACCATGGAGGACGTCAAAAAGCTCCCCCAGGAGATTGTCGTCTGGTATCACCGGGGGATCCGCAAGATTCTCGGATGGACATACCTTCACCGCATCAGCCCGAGTGGTCGCCGGCCTTTCTACAAGGCGGATTTTATGCCGTCCAAGGAAAGAGCCTTCGGCATCGGCGTCGGTGAGCTTCTTTGGTCCCTCAACAACCACATCGACGCCGTCCACAATCTCAAACTGGACAACGGGGTTCTCTCTTCCCTGCAATTTGGCGTCTATCGGTCGGGGTCGACCCTCAAGCCGGACACTTTCAAGATCAGCCCGGGGGATTTGATCCCGGTCGACGATGTGAACGACATCAAGTTCGCCTCGGTGCCCTACCTCGGGCAGTTCGGGGAGAACGAAGAGCTCGCCTTGACCGGATACGGCGAGAAACTACTGGCGATCAACGACATCAACCTCGGAAACCTCACCGGGCGGGGTGTAGCGGGTGCTTTGCGCAATGCAACCGGCGCCAGTTTCGTCGACCGCCAGGCGAATATCCAACTCCACCCGCACCTTGACCGGATCTCCCGCGAACTGTCGTTCTTCCTGAGCGATCTGTTCATTATGACCCGTAGCCGGATGTCGGATCAGTTGTTCTTCCGGGTGACCGGGGAGGACGGTAAGGGAGTCTTCGGCGAAGTCAGCCGGGATGACCTCCGCGGGGACTTCGACTTCATCATCGACGTCGCCCTGGCTGCTTCGAGCGAAGCGGAGCGCCAACAGCGGGCCAGTCTGATGCTGCAGACGACGCTGAACCAGACGTTCATGCAGACCGGCATCATCCAGCCCGGCAACCTCTACGAGATCCTCAAGGAATTCCTCGTGAGGCATCAGGTTCGCAACCCGGACAAGTTCATCACCAAGCCGCCGCAGTATGCCGGTCCTCCGCTCACTGCCCAACAGCGGATCTTCAAGGTCCTCATGGGTCAGACGGAGAATCCGCCGATCGAGGCTTCGGTCAGGCCGGAGGAGAACCACGAAGCGGCGCTGCAGATCTACCAGGAGTTCCAGGACTCCGATCTCTTCGGCAACCTGAACGAGATTCAGGTTGTGGCGCTGCAGGAGATCATCGACGCCCATACGAATTTCCAGACCACCCTTCAAGGGGGTGGTGCAGGTGTACCGAATATCGCCGGAACTCAACTTCCAGGTCAGGGCGGCCTTCAGGCCCTCGGACCAGAGGATGTCGGAGTCGGCGGAGCCGAGGGCGGACCTCTCGGCAGTCCCGAGGGAGAAGTAAATGGGCCTGTTTTCTAATTGGGGCAAAAAGTCGACCGGCACGTCGCGGGAGATCGAGTTCAACCGGAAGAAGGTGCAAAAGGAACTCATCGACCTGGGCAAGGTGCTCTACGAGGTCCGCAATGACGAGACCAGCCGGTTATTTTGTGCCTACATCCAGAAAATGATGAATCTGGAAATCCTGCAACTCTCCGAGCAGAGGGAACTCACTTCAGAGTCCTACGCCTTCACCCGGGGGCGCATCGAGGCTCTCAAGGGAGTCCTGATCACCCGGGAAAAGTTCATAGATGACCGCAAACGTGCTAAAGAGACTAAAGTAAAAGAATCAAAGTCCGACCACGAGTCCAAGAGATCCTACATCAGACCCCAGACCACTCCGGCGGGTCTTTCCATATAGGAGGTGTTCCATGGCAGGCGAAAATCCCAGCGCAAAGAAGCTCAGGGAAAACGACAAGCAGATCGCGGCCCAAGATCAACCCAAATCCCTTCTGCATTGGCAGAAGGGTAAGGCGAAGACCAAGAAACGAAAGTGAAAGGGCTTAACCTATGAGCACTGAGGGATCAGTGAATGGTCAGGTTTCCGACCAGACCGTCGATCCAGCCGTAGTGGCTGCCGGCGGCGAAGGGGATCTTAATGGTGAAGACGGTGACGACGGCGGTGAGGTGGTAGACCCCCTTACAACCCTCGGTGCCAGACTCGACCTCATGGAGCATGGCATCACGGAACTTCGCAATGCCATTGTTCAAAGCCGCAACCAGCAACCCGCTCCGACTCACAATGCTCAGGTAGAGGTCGACGACGACGAACCAATCACCGGATCCAAGGTGAAGAAGATCGTCGAAGGCGCCATCAACCAGGCTGTGAATTCGAGCACGGCAGCCGGTCAGCAACAGGTATGGGACGACAAAGCGAAACGTGAGTTTCCTTTTGCCGACCCAAAATTCCAGTTGGAATTTAAAAAGCAGTGGGACGATCAAGTCGGTAGCGGTCTGAACCCCGGCCACCCCAAGGCGCTCTACAACGTGGCGAAAATCACGGCGAGAGTCATGGGCAAGCCAGGCAAAGCCGCACCTCGGCAATCGAGCCCGGATACGACTCACTCTGGGGAGGCCCCCAGTGGCACCTCCGCCGCCCCGACCAGAAGGGCTTCAACTGCTTCGAAGATTTCGGATGACGATCCGCGCCTCAGATTCTATTTGATGAAGGGCAAGAAATCCAAAGAGCAGATTCAGTCCATGAAGGAAAAGCTGGCGGCAAGCGATGCCAGAAAGGCTGCACGATGAAATTCAATCTCTCGGATGTCACTACTCATGCTTCCGTCGACCAGTCCGACCCGGGCTTTGCCCTGAAGGGTCACAAACTGCGATGGATCTCCGGACACGTTGAATCCCGGCGGGCCGGTCGCATCTGGCAGGTCTTGAAAGGGAGTATGCTCCCCGACAAGATCATGACTCAGGTGAAAGGCCGCAACCCCTCGTGGTTTCGGGACGGAGATGCAATCCGCAAAGGTGACCTGACCCTTGCCTTTGCCCCCATGGCCGAAGTAGAGGCCAAGCGGGCGACTAACAAGGACCAGCAAAGCTCAAACGAGGCAGTCTTCCGGAAAGGGCAACGCCTTCGCGGCCAAGCCGTGACGGATGACTCCTCCATGCGGACGGTCACTCAGAAAGCAGGTGGCGCCGGGGAGTTTTCTTAAAACTACTCGGAGGTAACTGATGGCGAACATCGACGATCCTCGGGGGTTTCGTCCCTACCAATGGGAAGGGAAGACCTACCGCTCCCGGGAATACACCAAGACGGCTGCTCAGACCATCTATGAGGGCGATCTCCTCAAGAGGGTGGCTGCAGGAACCGTTCAAGTTCACGTCAACGGGGACACGGATCCCATCGTAGGCGTGGCGGCTCACTACTCACCGGCTGCCGATACCGTCATGGACGTGATCGACGACCCGGAAGTGACCTACGTGGCACAGTGCTCCGGCACTTTCGCTGCTGCGGACGCCGGATCCAATGCCGACGTCGCTGCGGCCCCCTCTCCTGACACGGACCTCAACCGTTCTGGTCAGGAAGTGGACGGCACGTTCGCGACCACGGCGACTCTGCCCCTCAAAGTCTTCGGCCTTGCGCCGCAGATCAATGACGAGCCAAACGATGCAGGCGCCGCAAACGCCGATCTTTTGGTCAAGATCAACCAGTCTGAGCGCACCGCTGGTGTGGCCGGAATCTAAGGGAGGACTGATTTATGGCGATCATGAGACGTGAACAGTTCTCCGATCTGGTCCTGGAGGATGCTCTTCCAGTTCTGGAGAACGTGATCAATGACACCCTCGAAGAATTCCCGATGGAACATGAGCGGATCTTCAATGTCCGCACCATGGACCGTGGGATCACCCAATCCACCCAGGTCACTGGTATCCCGGCAGTCGGCGCTGTCGGCGAAGGCCAGGAATACCCCATGGATCAAATGGTCCAGGGATATGACCAGACCTACCGTGCGATCAAGTACGGTGTGATCGTACCGATCACCGAAGAACTTCTGGACGACAACCAGCACGACGAAGCGTTCGAGAGAGCCCAGCACCTTGCCCGCGCCATGCGCGAAGCCGAGAGGATCTCCGCTGCGAGTATCTTCAATGACGGCTTCTCCGCAGCCGGCCCGGACGGGCAGCCGCTCTTCTCGACGTCTCACCCCCTGCCGTATCCCGGCGCGGGAACATCGTCGAACCGACTGGCTGTTGACCAGGATCTCTCACTGGCTTCCCTCGAAGACCTGGTCACCCTCATGCGGAAGACCAAGGACGGAGCAGGGAAGAAGGTGCTGGTACGTCCCCGGTTCCTTCTGGTGCCGCCGGAACTTGAGTTCCTGGCTCATGAGCTCCTTGAGTCCATGGCCAAGCCTCAGGCTTCGACTGCTTCCAGTCTGACCGAGGTCAACTCCGTCAACTCCATGAAAGCTCGCTATGGCCTTGAGCCGGTAGTCATCGACTACCTGACCGATGAGGACGCCTGGTTCCTGTCGGCCGACAAGGGCAGCCACGAGCTTTACTGGTACTGGCGGAAGCAACCCGAGACGAGTTCCGACATGGAATTCAAGTCCGACGTCGCTTTGATGAAAGTCAAAGCCCGCTGGGCTCTCGGATTCTCCGACTTCCGCGGTGTCGCCGGCACCTCTGGAGCCTGAAACTAAGAGGGGGACTTCGGTCCCCCTCTTCCACCTTCCTTCGAGGCTTGGACGATGAATCGACTGATTTGGATCCCTCTCCTGATAGTGGCGACCGTTGCCATCGGTGCGACGACGTTTACGACCAACTACCAGTTCAACAAGCCCGGGGACGGCGATTCCAACTACGGAGAACTGATCCGGGACAACTGGGACAAGGTCGACACCCAACTGAAGGTCACGGCCGACTCCATCACGGACCACTTGGCTGACACCACCGACGCCCACGACGCTTCGGCGATAAGTGCAGTACCCGGGGCGTTTCTCTGCACCACAGTCGACGACGTTCAGGAATATCTTGACTGTCTCGATGGCACTTTCGACCCGGCCACCTCAGGGGTGGTCCTGATTGCCGGAGCTCAGACCATTACGGGGACAAAGACGTTCGATGTCACCCCGAGGTTCCCGAATTCGGCTCCGGGCATCCTGGAGACGGACGGTGCGGGGATCATTTCAAATAGAACCTTCTCAGAGATCGACCCGCTGACTACCAAGGGGGATCTGACTGTCTACGATACGGCGACCACGAGGCTGGCAGTCGGCTCCGATGGCCAAGTCCTGGAAGCTGACTCCGGAGAGGCCCCCGGACTCAAGTGGGGCGACAAGAACCCGAGGTGGCGGAAGTTCACCTACAGCTACTCGGACTTCTCAACCGCGGCGACATCCAGCGCTGTCACCGCCTTCAGTCTGCAGGCCGGTGAGGGTATCGACGCTGTAGTGGTCAAGCACACCACCGCCTTCAGTGGCGGCACTATCTCCGCCTACACCATTGAAGTGGGCCAGTCCGGGGATACAAATGAGTATGCTCAAGCGTTCAATGTCTTCCAGGCGGTCGGAGGTACGGTCGCCATGCACTCCTCCTTCCTGGATGTCCCGGATTTCGGGACGACTACCGATGTGGTGGTGACAGCCCGGTCCACAGGTGACAATCTGGATCAAGCGGCTGCCGGTGATGTGAACGTGTACGTCCGAACCTTCGTACTGCCGTAAGGGACTTCGACTATGAATACGAATTCAAGGCTGACATCCGTACTCCTCCTGACGCTTTTCGGGCTTTTCCTGGTCGGCGCCAACCTTACGCATGATCAGGACACCCAGGTTCGGGTGACTAACGGATCGAAGCTGGAGCTCGAAGACGACGACGGCTCTGATTCGATCACAATCAAAGCGGCCTCGGCCACCACAGCCCACGACATGGTGCTGCCGGCAGTTCAGGGAGGTGTGGCTACCTTCCTGAAGAACGACGGGTCAGGAAATCTCTCCTGGGACTCCGCTTCGGTAGAGGTGATGACCACCCGAGGCGACATGATCTACCGGGACGCCACCAATACGACGACCAGACTGCCCCGGGGAACTGACAATCAGATCCTGAGGGGTGACGGAACCGATACTCTGTGGGGGTCAGTTGACGATCCGGCGTTCTTTACGACCGGGGCTGCAGCCTCCGCTTCGGACATAGGCATCGTGACGACCGGGAATCAGTCGTTCAACGGGGAGAAGACGTTTATCGACTCCCCGCTTCGGCTCCAGCCGACTACGGGCAATGCCAGTGTAAACATCACCCCGGCATCGGACACAGATACCAGTTTCATACGCATGGGTACTCTGGCCAACACCGACCACGGCGAAATCTCCTACCTTGAAAATACCGGAGAGATGGGGTTTCGGGCTTCTGATGAGGTGGTGCTCACTCTGGACGACAGCGTCTCCACCTTCTACAACTCGAACAATGACACCGTTGTCAGGATTCAATCGGACGGGGCCAACCCGGACGATCAATCAAGCATCGAGTTTGCGGATGCTGCAGAGATCAACCCCGGGTACATCCGGTATGACCACAGTTCCAACATTATGCAGTTCCGAACTGCCAGTGGGTCTGTCACCAACCGCATCAACAACACCAATAAGTTCGAGATCACCACCCCGGACAATGCCAATTGCGGGTTGGGCAACCACTGTACCAATGATGGCTTTGATGTAGGAACTGGAACCTGCGAGGGGGGAAATTGTACTTCCTGCTCTGTAACTGCAGTAAAGTGGTCCCAGGATTCAGGATCAGTTGTCGACTATTCGTTCAATGTGACTTGGGATCCGGGTCTAAGTGGGGACTACGAGTGTAGGGTCACGCCGTTTACAACTACTACATTTTCCAATGTGGGAGATGTCGTGGGAGCCTGTTCTGAGGTAAACCCGGCATCAGCTACCGCCAGACTCGGTGTAGAAGCTGACGTTGGGAACAATGCCATCCAACTCCATGGGTGGGCTACTGATGGACTAGCTAGAACCTTTGGGTGCAGTGGACATTACAGACCATAGGAGACCGTCATGGCTTTGCAACTTTCACATACGGCAGCGTCGGGGGTCTCCGGAGACTACTGGAGAATCTGCGACCTGAACATCAACTACGACCGGGAGGAGTGCCACTGCAAATTGGCACTGTTCAAGGACGCAGCCGCCAGCGCCGCAGGCAATACTCCGCTGGAAGTACACCAGTACGACTGGTCAGGTGCTGACTTCACCGGGTCCTTCGACTCGGCGACTCTCGATGTCGTCTCCCAGAACCCGCAAGAGCGGGCCTATGAGAAGCTCAAGGCGTCGGTGACAGTTCCTGCCGACTTCTCCACAGCGTCCGACGTGTAGGAGGCCGCCATGCTCGAAGTCATCCTCCCGGGAAGGGAGCCATCACCAGACGACCATGAGGCTATGGATGCTCTCCGCACCCTGGTCAGGGCCGAAGAGATCAAGGATTCCGATCCGGGGTTTCTCACCAAGGTCCGTGGGCGTCTCGAACATAAGATGGACATCCTTTCCAGGGTCGCCGCCCTGCTCGACAGTGTCGAGATTGATGTCAGCGAAGACTCCGAGGAGGTCCCGGACGGGGACACCCGGACGATGGAAGACTTCATCGCCAGAGTCACGGCGGGAGGCCGCAAGAGAGCGGCCGAGACCTTCGAGACTCCGGCCGACCGCGCCAGAAAGAAGTCCATTGCGAGGCGGGACAAGGTCAGAGGTTCTGATCTCCTGACTCGTTTTACTTGAGGGTAAGATGATGGATCTCTACAAAGAGCAGGTGAAGCGCCCATGGCAGTCCAGGACTCTGTGGGTCAACTTGATTATGGCAGCGGTGCCGTTCATCCCGGGCTCGGAGGCGTTTCTTAATGAGCAGAGCCTCGGTGCCATGTTCCTCGTAGTGAACTCGGTCCTTCGGGCAGTGACCAAGTCGAAGATCACCCTCAAGTAGCCTCGGAGGCTGAACCTTGCCGTTCGAGCTCGGCATCAACGCACCTAAGACTGGGGTGAAGCCGGACGGCTCCCTCGGCCATATCGCTCTGGATGAAGACTGCCGAGTCGTCCTAAGCGATGACGATGCCGGGCAGATTTCATTCCTTGGGGGTCGGGGAGAGCACGGCGGGTCCACTTCGTTCGTGACATTAGTCACAATCCCTTTGGCATTAGACAGTATCTACAAAGAGATTGAGTTCGTATGTTCGAGCAGAAGAGATTCTCTCTTCCAAGTGGTCTGGCAGGACGACGGGACTGATAAGATTCAGGAAGACGTAGTCCTTAGCGGGGGAAATACGACTTTCGGATTTCACGCCTCCAGCAAACGGTTCCGGTCGGGGGCAGGCGGGACGCAAACCTTGATTCTGAGGGCGAAAAATTTCGAAGATATTTCGTGTCTTAGGGGGAGTCTGGATGTTCAACAGATCAATTGACCTCAATTTCTTCTGAAATCTTCCAATAGGGCGGGGGTGCGCTGCAGCACTATTCTCTCACCCTATATAGGAGTATGTAAATCATGGCCGATTTGAGAACATCCTTTCCGACTCTTGAGGATGTCGACTCCGGAAATGCCGGCGCGGCGATCTCTCAGGCAGTGGAAACCGATCCCATTGCCGGACGGAACTTTTCCGGTTCGATGGTGGCGAAACGCGCCTCCGACGACACCCTCCGGTTCCTTCAATTGGACGATGCTGGCAACCTTGTCGTCACTCTCGACGGTGCTGGCATCTGCAAGTCTGGCGGAACGGACGGCACGCCAGTCGCTGGCTCCACCTCCAAAACCACGCTCGACGACATCACGCTTACGGCAGCCAAGACCTACCGTAATCTGGAGTGGTCGGTGTGCAACCTCCGCGACACCGTCTACACGTTCGACGTGATCGACGACCCGGCGGGCACCCCCGTCATCGTCAAGACCCACGAAGTCATCGTCGGTTCTGGCGACTTCACCGACAGCGGTGAGCTTCACTGCTTCGAGTTCGACACCACAGGGCTGACCGATCCGGTTCTCCGCATGTCTGGAACGAACTTCCAGAACGCCTCGGACTTCCGTGGCACTTTCTCAATCACTGAGGACGCTGCCTAATCGAGGCAGCATTTTCCTCTCGCATAAAGGTTTAAGACAATGGCCGACATTTATATCATCGTCGAAAACGACGGAAGAAATCCCGCCCTGGACGGGAACATGGAGCTTATCTTCACGGGACAACCCAACGCAGGCTCCTCGTTCAACACGACCAGCGGGCCTGATGAGCTCGGGTCTACCGACGACGGCTTCGGGGGCTGGAATACCAGCACCATCTACGACAGCAAGGAGATGGTTCCTCTGAAGACCATTCTTCTGAACGGGAAGGACACCTTTCCCAATTTGGTCCTGTACGTCCGGAAGGTGGATGTGGACGCCGGGTTCTCCGCCCGCGGAAAACGCATGATCTCGGTGGAGAAATTCCTCGAAGAAGCCTCCGACGACGGCATCGCAAAGCACACCGCTGGCGGCGTCACCCGGTACTACACCAAGTACAAGGCGACCTCCGAGTGATCCGATTCCTTCTACTCTTCATTTCTTTACTGTCGGTCCCCCTCATGGGGGCCGACAGTACACCCCATCAGAACATCAAGGTCTGCGGGGATGATGAAGCCTATTGTGCAGACGTCGAACTCCTAGATGCCAAAAGGCGTCTACTGACCACGGCAACTGTCACCGTCGAACAGGTATTCGGGCAAGACCCCCACGCGACAACGTGGTTTTACTTCGGGACTGACCCAGACGCCGCTGAGGATGCAGACGGCATCGGCGCTGCCGGCGACACGGTTCGGGTTCAGATCCCAGCCGCCGTGTCCCCCATCGGGACGGTCTACCCTGCAGTAGACGTGACGACCACCATCACTGCCGGCGACGTGGCCGACCCCAACCCGGAACGAGCCGTAGCCATTCGGGTCTGCAATGATCTGGAGGGGGACTCCAACTTCCAGACCTCGGAATGGAACTGCATCGTCATCAAAGACCATTCCGGCGTGTTCCTGGAATCAAAGCTCTTCAATGAGTTCGGAGAGCGAACCACTTGGACTCTGACATTCACCGGCACCACCGTAGGTGTCATGGCCTTCGACGACATTATGCGTCGAGGGCTCCCCACAGAACTCAGTCGATCTCCGAATGATCCGCGTCAGGGGATTCTGGGAATCTCCGGTACAGTCGTCGCCAACCCAGGAGGTGTGGGCGATCTGATCATCATTCCGTTTGAAAACGGGGGATCTGCGGACATGAGGGTCGACGGCAGCGTCACCCCGGTAGATTTTACCGTTGACTGCTCTAACGACGCCGAGCGTCTTATCCAAGAGATACGGGTGTTCGGGGGTTGTAACGGATTAAAATTCGGCCAGCACCTCTGCAAGAACCAGAAGTTGACCAACGGCGTAGTAGTCACCATCCGGAGCGACGGGGAGACTCTCACCCTTCCGATGATATACGCGACAGAAGATTGGAAAAACAAGTTCGCTTTCGGCCCTGCCGGACCCGGTGGCAACTTTAGAATCGACGTGCAGGCTGGGGGTGATCAGTTTATTGCCTCATTCATCTTCGACCCTCCGGCCATTGTAAGAGCTTGCGGGACGGTGCCTATTCCAGACGACGAACTACAAATAACCATCCAGGACAACCTCACGGGATCCCAGGGCGGAAACCTTGCTGAGTTCTCGGCCCTGGCCAGCGGCTTTGAGAGGGAACCATGAGATACCTGATTCTGCTACTCCTGCTTTCCTCCACTGCCTTCGGCGGTGTGGTCATCAAGAGCGAACCGTTCGAGACACCCTACGGGTACTTTTTCCGCGGAACTGGAGTCACCTGTACCGCTACGAAAAACACCACATCCAACTGCGACTACAAACTTACAGAGACCAGGAAGATCACCGGCCTACACGTCCTTCTTGAAGAACACTGCTTCGACGACACCATGAAACTGCAGGTCGTCGACAAGGATGGGACATACTACCCGGCTGGCACAGTGCTCGATGAGTACGGGACCAGCTGGAACGTGGACAGCACCGCGGAGTCGCAGGGCCGGGAGGTGATGAACTACGCCGCTCAGGTGCTGGTCAACCTCTACCTTCGGGTGGTCTACACCTCCACCTGCAACGTCAGCGACGTCAAACTGAAGATCAATTACTACCTACATAAGGTGCCGACTTGATCCTCTACTGGACGACCACAGAGGAATTTGGCTCCCGGATTATCCGCTGGGGCCGCAAGGAGGACTGCTCTCACTTCGCCGTAAACTTCTTCGAGGCAGCCGGGCCGATGTCTTTGGTGGTCGACTCCCGCCTGAGTTCAGGGGTCGACTGCACCTGGAGAGAGACCTTCCTGGAGAAGAACAAGGTCCTCCACGCCCTCCATTGGGGGCTGACCCACGCCGAGGAGATGGAGATCTATGTCGAGGTGGTCCACGCCCTTGGCGGAGCCAAATACGACAAAGAGGCGGTCTTCGGTCTCGGAGCCTCTGTCCTCATAGAGAGGACTCTCGGGGTCCGCGACAAGTTCTACCAGTGGGACAACCCTCACCGTTTCTTTTGTGTCGAGGTTTTCAAAGCCCTCAGACCCCTACTTGCCGCGAAAGGTCTTGAATTCGAGGGCAGGCTTGACAACATGACTCCCCATGAATTCTATGAGAAGCTAGTGGGAAAAGCGCCCCTGGTGGATGTATCTCAGCACTATGTAAGGTGATTTTCGGTGGCCTCAGCCCAATTGAAAGTTTTCCCCAAGCCTGCAGCGGTCGCTGCCACGCCTCTGCATGACGGGACGAACACTCAGGGCTACCCTCCGCAGGTCAAAGGGTTTCTGATTCAGGCTCTTTCCGACGTACACTTTGGCGATGAGAATGTTGCGGGAGAGTCCAATGCCTTCACAGTGGAGAAAGGCAACCAGGCAGCCCTGGAAGGATTTCTGAGTCGGGGCACCTATGAGTCCTACGAGCTCAGGCAGATCTACCATATAGGTGGTGCGTTCAAGTTGGTTCTGGAACTCGAAGCAAACGCCGAGGAATAAGAGATGACCGATGCAAAGAATCAATTCGGCTCAGGTGAGTTCGGCAATCAGTTCAGTTCCAGTCTTTTGGCCGACGCCAAGGGTCTCATCACTCAAGTCCTGAAGGCCGCCGGCATCGAGGAACAGGATCCGGACTACCGCGACCGTGCCCTGACCTTCCTGAACATGGTCTACCTGAACCGGCTCAAGGGCCGACACTGGAAGTTTACCAACCGGGAACTCTTCATCGACCTCATGGGTCCGTACAGCGCTGGCACCGTCGCCCTGACCGAGGGCAGCTACGTGGCCACGGAGTCGGTCGACATCGACAACGGCGCTGTCCCGCTCATCCAACTGAACGCCAACATGCTCGGGCAGCAATTCTGTCCGAATCAGCGTGACCAGGACTTCTACCGGATCCGGAAGCTCAACACCCTGAAGGAGTTTGAGCTCGCCTCAATGTATGCCGGCGACGACGCCGCGTTCAGTGAGTATCAGATCCTCTACGACCGTCACCAACTGGACCCGAAGGTCCAGGCCGTTCGCTCTTTGTCGGTCACCGGCATCGGAGAGATCAAGCCACTCGGACTGCAGAAGTTCCGGGAGATGAAGTCGAGAGACCCCTGCCGCACCGGACCTCCGGAGTGGTACACCCTGACCCAGACTGAGAACCAGTCGGGGCAGTGGACTATCGAATTCTTCCCGTCGCCCGATCGGCGCTACTCGTGTCACATCGAGTACACGGAGCGTCCGACGCAACTGGAGGACTCCGACACCTGCTACCATCTGGTGCCTCCGGAGCATATCGACGTGCTTTACTACGGGGTGTTGGCGGAGGTTTACCGCTACCAGGAAAACCCGGCGATGTTGGCCGAGACGTCGAAGATGGCTGCCAACTCCTGGAGCCGCATGGCTGGGGATCAGGAGATGACCGACTCGGTCGCCAGAATCCAGCACCGTCGCCGGTATTTCAACCGGACACGGCGGAAGTACCCCGGGTTCTTCGGACTCAATTGGTTCGGAAGGGTTGACGATTGACCACTAAGTCGACACGGCGGATTCGGTTCAACGGCAGGGATTTCCTTTCTGCCGGTTTGAACGTGACCGACAATCCCCTGATCGTCGCCCCCAATGAGATGGTCGAAGCCAACAACATCCTGGTCGGCTCGACTCTTGCCCGCAGACTCCGAGGCGGTCAGGCGTATTTCAACACCGACGCCTCCGATGAAGGAGCTTCGTACCCGACCAATCCGAAAAACGGAGGCAGTGGCGATGACCCGATCCTTGGACTCCATGAGTTCTGGCGCTATGACTCCGGTTCAGGAGCTCCTAAATCGACTCTCATGGTTCGACAGGGCACCAAGATCTGGGGAATTGACAGCCGAACCGGGGTGGCGACTGATCTCACCAGTACAATCATCCTACCCACCACCGGACGAGTCACCTTCCAGACTTTCGAAGGAAAGGTCTACTGGGTCTCAACCGACCCGGCAGAGGGGATGTACGTATGGGATGGGGTCGCCCCAGCCGCCTCAACAGTTCCAGCCGGGAGTCAACCACCCGATGGAACGCCGTCCTACCTCCTCTCCCACGGCGGACGCATGTGGGGGTGGGGCGTACCCGGGTTCCCATATCGAGGCTATTACTCAGAGTTCTTCGACGCGACGACATGGGCGACGACCGGCTTCGGCGCCACGGGTCTCCCGAACGCCGCCGGATCTCTCGACTTCGATCCTTTCGGCGATCCGAACGGTATTGTCGGCGGTGTTTCCTTCCAAAGCCGACTCTACCTCTTCATGAACCGAGCCCAGTTCGAAGTGACTGGGAATCAGATCAACAATTTCGTGGTGAAAACCATCAGCCGGCAGATCGGCTGCATCGGTCACCATACGATCGTCCCCATCGCCAATGATGTGATCTACGCCTCCGAGCGGGGCATCCTCAGGATGTCGTCGACCGACAAGGCCATCGAGTCAGACTATGGATTCATCTCCCGTCCGATCTCGAAGCTCTGGAATAAGGGACTGAATCGCTCCGACTTCACTCAGTACACCGCTGCCTTCGATGAAGAAGACAACATGTACTACATTTCGGTGCCCAGCAAGACGGCCACCGAAAGCGACCTGATCCTGGCGTTCAATACCCAGGAGTCCATCTGGTCTGGAGTCTGGGAGAATCACCAGGCCGTATCCATGGCCAACTACGTGGACGGCGGGATCAACCGGGTCATCACCGGCCGCAAGGACGGGGTTTTGGCTCTGATCAATGATGAGGTAAGGACCGACCTCGGAACGGCCTACACCGGCCGTTTCAAGTCAGGGTTCATCTACCCCGGCGGCGAGATGGACATGGAGCACACCTGGAAGCACGCCACCGTTCTGGCCTCCACTGACGGACAGGGCACGCTCGGGATCAACGGCTATGTCGACTCCCGCCAGGTCACAACCCGGACTATCGAGGTGGACTCCGGAGAAGATCAACTGGGGTCGAGCTTCATACTCGGCACCAGCAAACTCGGAAGCGGGGTATTCGTCCCGCAAACCATACCGCTCAAAGGCCAAGGCTATGGCCTGCAGATTGAAGTCATCTACAATGCTCAAGCCGATGTCGGGGTCTACGGTTTCATGATCGAAGCCAAAGAGGCCAACGTCCCGGTGAGAGGGGGAAGCGCATGAGAAAGCCAAGCCTTGCAGTCATCGCCTTGATCGCCTTCATCTCCATGGGGGCTTTGACCTCCCAGGTGAACACTTACATCAACGGCAATGTCCTGACCGCCGATCAGTTGAACTCTGAATTCGGCAACATTTACTCGACCGTCAACAACCTGAACGAGGACAACCTGACGGCCCTGACTCAGATCGAGCCCACCAAACTGGACCCGACCTTGTCCGGGGAGGGTCTGGATCGCCAGGTCGATGGGTCGCTTGACGTCAATGTCGACGGGGTGACGACCAAGATCATAGCCGGAGAAGTCGTCATCGACGACCTGCCGGGGTCAGCCCTGGCGACCGGCGCGGTAAGCAGTACCGAAATACTCGACAATACGATCACCCAGGTAGACAGGGCTGTGAAGACGGCCGGGACACCAGCCACCCTAGGGAACGTGGCTCTGTCGGCTGACACCGGGGCGGCGGAACTGGTCTTCACCACGGCGTCCACGGGTGACCTTGTAAACAACTCTGTTACCATCACCACCCAAGGCGGGCCGGTGCTGATTTCGATGCAGGCCGGGACGTCGTCGACCAATACCTACATCGAGTGTGAGGAACTGACCACCGACCCCTGTACACTGGAAGTGGACAAAGGCGGCGGGACGCTGATCAAGGTGCCTTTCTACACTCAGGCAGGCAAATATCGCCTACCTCCTGCAGCGTTCAACTTCATCGACGTCCCGGGGGCGGGGACCTATACCTACAAGATCAAATACGATGTAGGGTCAGCGACGGCCCTTCGGATTCTGAATGTCAGACTCATGGCTCACGAGCTATAAGGGTAAGTATGGCGATCAAGGACATCATAGTCAGGGACCTGGAAGACGACGACCTCGCAGAGGTCTCGGAGTGGTTCACGTCCAGAAACTGGAATGTAGCGCCGCAGGGCAAGGTTCTTCCAGACTCGGGCTACGTCGCCGTACACAATGGCAAACTGCTCTCGGTCGCCTGGCTCTACGTCACCAATTCTGAAGTCGGCATCATCGACTGGATCGCCACCAACCCGGAAGAGCCGCGGCTCGGGATCATCAGCGTGAAAAAGCTGATTCGACACATTGAGATGATTTCTGAAGGTAGAATCAGGACTTTCCTCTCTTTCATCCCGAACGACAAATTCGCTCAGTATCTGAAGCGTAAATGCGGGTTCAAAATCACCGAAAAGGACGTGAATATCTGTTCGAGAACCCGCCCCATGGAGGCCGCTCATGGCTAGTTCAACCGCAGAAGAACTCGTCACCAGTCCCGGCGCCAAGACGGTAGCCGGCGCGGCTGGTGGTGCCGCCTTGGGATTCGCTGTCGGAGGGCCGGTCGGGGCCGTCGTCGGTGGCTTGGCCGGTGCGGGAGCCGTTGGGGGTGCGGAAGCCTCCAAAGAGGCCGACCGCCGGCAGCGGGAAGCCATCGAGGACCTCAAAAACCTGGAGACCACGGTCGAGCAGGAGACCAGCCAGACCACCA